CGGGTCACGTCGGTCCGCCAGGACTCGGTGGGACCACCGTTGCCGCCGTTGCCCTCGGGGTATAGCGGGGTGGCCTGCAACGGGCGCTCGTTCGAGACACCGCCGAAGACCTTGCGCTGCAAGACCATCGCACCGTCCGGGAAGTAGGCGCTCAACCGCCAGGACACCAGCACATCGAGCCCGTTGAACTTCTTGGGCAGCGCACCCTTGTACCGGATGCTCTCGGACGCGATGTTGCCGAGGTAGACGTTGTTGACCTCATCGCTGTCGAGGAAGTCCTGCTCGGTCTCGGTGGAGATGATGAGCGTGTCCGCCTCGTAACCGAACTTCTGCTTGCCGTTGGTGTCGGCAGCAGCGTTCTTGATGAGGTACTTGGCCGCGTTGATGTCGCCTCGGATGTGCGTGTTGGCGTCCACCGAGGAGTTCCATGCGTGCGACGTGGTGATGGACTGGACCGAGGCGTTGGCGACGATCGCGCTGAACAGCGCGTCCTCCCACGCCCGGACCATGGTGTTCCTGATCTGGGTGATCTGGACGTTCACCGCGTCCACGTTGTTGCGGTCCACCATGGTCTTGCTGACCCGGAGACCGAGGGCCCGACGCACGACCCGAGCCACGAGCGGAGTCCCGAGGGAACCGTTGGTGGTCGGAATCTCGCCGAACTCATCGAGGATCGTCGGGTCGTCCTGGGCGAACAGCGGGGTGCTCTCGTGGTAGAGAACCGAGCCGCTGGGGGCGTCGGACGCGCCACGGAGAACCGCGTCGCTCAGAAACTCCTGATCCATCATGGACAGAATCCGCTTGGGGATCAGTGTCGGCGACTTGATGAGTTCGCTCACGGTGAGGCGAGGCCCATCCTGCACGCTGACGATGTTGGTAACCATCTGTTGTCAACTCCTAGTTGTTACTCAGTGACCGTCAGCCGGTCAGTAGATGTAAGCCTTGCCGACGCCGCCACCGGCACCCATGCCGCCAACGACTCGGCACTCGCCGACCAGTTCTCGGGCATCCGGCGTAGCACCCGCCGGGGTGACCTCGCCGTTGGCAGCGGCGACCAACTTGTCACCGTAGCCGCAAGCGTTGGCCGTGTAGGTCACGTCCACGACACAGCCCTTGTAGACTGCGGTCAGTTCGTTGACCGGGTTGGGGTAGGCCACCGGGTAGCCGTCGCCGTCTGTCGCCGCGAGGTTCTGGTTGGCGACCGGCTCAGCGCGCCGAGCGGCGACACCGAGCACGTTGGTGGCCGCAGCCCCAGCCGGGGTGATGCCCTGGACGCCCGCGTTGGTGGCACCCGCCGCCGGGACGACCAGTTGACCGCCCTCGACAACCGCTACCGCCTCGTAAACGTCATCGTGGCCGATGCGGTTCTTGTTCACGCCTGCCATTGTTCATGCTCCTTGTCAGAACTGCTCGGACCAGCGGTCGAGCATCTGCTTGTCGGGGTCTTCGCCGTCTCCGGCGCGGAAGGTGCCGCTGTGGCCCTGCTCGGTGCTCAGGTCCACGGTGCCCTTGAGCGTGTCGAGAAGGCCGCGCACGACCTCGGACACGTTCACGTCGTCCTCAGCGGAGTTGCTGAGGTCGATCACCATGTCGTCGGCCCGGTTCAGCACCGGAGCCGCCAGGTCGAGCGCGTGCGGAGGCACACCCTCGCTCAGCATGGTGTTGCGGAACTCCCGCCACTCGGCGTCGGCGACCCGGCGAAGGGCCTCCTGGGCACGAGCATTGGCAGCCGCGACAGCCTGGTTCGCCAGTTCGATGTCCTGGCTGGTCTTGGTGCTCAACTCGGCTCCTGCTCCGACGAGAGCCTTCTCGGGCTCCTTGGTCTTGTCCTCCTCGGTGGACTTGCCGGTGGGCTCGTCCTCCTTGGAAGATTCTACGGCACCGAACTCGGGCACGTAGGTGGCAAGGAACTCGTCCAGTTCCTCGTCGGTCATCTTCTCGATGTCGGCCTCGGTGAAGTCTTCGAGGGCCTTCTTCTCACCGGCCTTGTCAGCCATGTCTACAAACTCCTCGCTTGAAAGGTCGAGGACATCGCCCTCGAAACTGAGGTCGGCG